GGGCGCCGCCGATATGCCGATCGCGGCGTCGGCTATGCCGGACGCCAGACGGACAGTCCTCGCGCCGCCGGCCGCGTCCAGCGCGACAATGCGGTGCGCCTCTATGGGGGAGGCCGCCGTGTACGACAGAGTGAATAGAGTGTTCATATTACCGCCTTTGCTAGTAGTATCAGTATCATTAAAAGCAGCATGACGGCGACTAACGCCTTTTCAGTCCATGCCGCCGCGCGCGTTACTATCGGTTTGCGTTCGCCCGGTTTCGGTTTCACTTTATCCTCCAACGTTTTCGTTTGGGCAGCAGCGCGTCGTTCCACGCATTGGCGCGGAATTCGGCGAGTGACTCTACCGGCTCCGGAGGCGGGGGCGTCCAGGGCAGCAGTTTGCCGGCGCGGACTACCTTCACTCGGGAGGCGGGGAGGTAGAGGGCGGCGCTCATGATTGGCCTCCTATTTTTGACCCTTTAATTAACTCTACAAGCCGGATAACCGCTTCTTTCGGCATCTCGTTGAGGCCGACTTTTTTCTTGTTGACCTCGTAGAAGCTCTTATCGTCCTCGGCCCAACAATACATGGTGCCGTCCTCCATTGTAATGCAGTTCTTGAGCGCTGACTCGCCCATACCGACCTCCCTCTTGATTGGTTTTTTTATTTTTTAACTTTTTTTTGCTTTTCAGGCTTTCCATTCCTTATATTTATGTATAGGACTCTTGTACACGGTAAACCCAGGGTGCCGTGGGCGGAAGCCAGCGGGCGCGATTTATCGGGCCCCACCGGTGGAGCGACTGGTACCACCCAAGAGTCCATCCTTTATAATCCTCCGTCCGCTCTTACCGCTAACAGCTTCTTTTCTATGTCTTTCAGCCTCTTCCTTGGGTATCCGGTATAATGTCCTCATTTCAGGTCTACCATCCGAATCCGGCCTAACGGGGACAACGTAAAAATCCGCATCATCTGTCCTTTTTATGAACAGTAACGTATTGTCCGGCCCTTTCCCCTTATTGTCTGTTACTACTAAATCCGCATCCTCTATTATGGACTGTACAGCCTGATAATCTTTGACCCCGATATCGGCGTGATAGTGCTCTTTAGATGTGCGGTGGCTTTTATAGTTTTTGGAAGTCATCACCACCACTTGTTTATCCCCCCCAACCGCCTTCACATACTCTTTGGGCAGCACCCCCACCGGAATCGTCCCCGCGATTTTTCCTTCCGACTCTATCCACATTTTATACGCCGAACTCGCGAGCAAGCCCTTAATGAACGCCGCCGCGTCGCCGGTGTCGTACCCGTTCAAGTCCGGCATCCAAAGCGACGATCCGGGATTGTAGTCCCACCCGGCTCCCGTCCAGTACGTTTCTCCGTGGCTGAGTTTCAGACCGGTCACCTGTTTTCTAACCGGGTTGCCGTTTTCGTCTTTGCCTACGACTTCCATCTTTTCGACAATCCTGCCGTCGGAACTCTCCGCCGTCAGCCCCTTCCGCTCCAGCATCTTCTCTGACAGGCTCCGAACCCGCGCCCGGCAACCCCAATGGTTGGGCGGGTAGAACACGTTCCAAACCGGATCGTCGGCCCTGAACACCCGTTCGTGCATCTCGCGGCATTTGTCCGTCGTTTTGCCGTCGATCACCGCTATATATTGTAAATAGGGCAGGTCGGCGGCCGCGTCCATCTGCCCTTTGTACCGACCGGCCATGTATGCGGTCTGAAGATTCGTTCGATAGATAGTCTCAAGGCGGCGCGGCGAACCGGCCATATATTCCTCAATCTCGCCCGTTTCTTCGTTGACGCGTTCTTTCTTGCCCCACCAACCCCTTTTCTGAAGCTGCGGTTTGAGATCCTTTTTGAACTGCGCGAGCGTCATCCCTTCGGATAAGGCTTTGCCCACCATGTCGCGTATGTCGCTCACCACGTCAAGGCTAGCTGTTTTGGCGACCGTGAACGCTTTAGCGTGTGCGTCTTTCCACGTGTCGAACCAGTTCCAAGAGGTTTTGAGACCCTTGCGTTTGAAGTATTCAATCGCGGCGGCGGGCTTCTGCTGGAAAGCGTCAAGTAAAATATTGGGGCCGCTCATTGGACCCCCCCATTGGATAAACGTCCCCACGTATCTCCTAGCAGTATGGCTTTTTCAAGCGTTGCGGAGATGTCACTACTGTCTAACCTTGGGAATAGGCTATCGACTCCGGCGGCGACTTCCTCAAACGTTTCGGCGTTATTAACAAGCTCTAAAACAGGCTTTAAGAGCTTTTCAACCTGCGTTTGAACGGCGTCGTCCTGAAGACCTTCGGCAAGAACGTCAACGGCCTCTTGGTACTCGTTCGCGGATAAATCGGCATTCCGTAGGGGCTGAAAATTTTCAGCCCCTACGGCCGACGCCGCGAACTCGGCTTCTTCATGCGCCGGGTCATTTCGTCTTTGATTGAATATGCGGGGTTTAGCCCCGCATATATCTATGGAGCCGAAGGCTCCGTCTGAAAATGATTTTAAAGATTTTGCATTAGAGACGCGATTAATCGCGTCTCTGCTTTCCCCTCTCAAGCGCTCATCCAACTCCCTTCTTCTTCCGTCTTTTTAACCGGCTCATAATCCCTCCGCTTCTTAGGCTTCAGCGTAACAATCTTCTCCCTAAGTTCGCTAGCTATCATACACAAAGCCTCCGCATAATGCCTCCCCTTCTCCGGATTCCCGCTCCCTTCATCCACAGACCACGCCGCCAATTCCAACCCGAGCGCCTCCGCCCGTTTATGCACCAATGCCCGCCCCTCGCCGAACAGCTGCCCGAGGAACGCCACCGCCCCGTAGCGGTCATACTTCATAGATTTTGTAACCGCGGCTGGAACGCGCTGCTTCGCGAACTCTCTGTTTATCAGCGCCGCCGTCCCCACCCCCGTGCCGGAAAACATATCGTCGTTGCCTATCAGCTTCGTCAAAGAAACCATGTAAGACGACGACGCGTCCGACCGGTACAGCGCGCGTTTCGCGATCTCTTTCGCGATCTCCGCCGGGCCTGCCGCCCAGTTCGCGCAATCGTACACGTAGAGGAAGTTAAACGTAGGGTCGTAAACAGCGGCGGCGAAGACCGCCGTATTGTCCCCCGCATAGACAACCGCCGCGTAGTGCAGGCACTTCCCCAGCAGTTTGATGTTGCCCCAGTCGATATCGAAGCCCCGCACGTGGTTGACCGTCCACTCCGGCCACACCTTCTTGGTCATGGTCAGCATCTTGTACGCCCCGTCGACGGCGTCCACCTGGTCGCGCTTCTTCTTGGGGAAACTTCCCGCCTCGCGGATAAAGGCGTCGTTCCACTCCCCCTCAAGGAGAAACACGCGCCCGAACTCGGCGGCGGCCGCCAGCGGCCTCGCGCGTTCGATCTTGTCCCCGCTCACCGGGTCGGGGCGGTACTCGTAGCCGTTAAGAAGCCCGCTCATGTGGCTGCTGTTGAACCGCCCGGCGCTCCCCTTCTCCTCTTCCCAGCAGATCATAACCTCGCGCCCGTCCCGCGCCGCGACCGCCTGCACCTTCTGCAGCGTCGTCCCCGGCGTCTCGCGGAAGCGTTCGATATCCATTATATAGAGATTCCCGCCGTGAACCCCGCACAGCGCCCCGGCCGTCCAGTCGGGATCGCTGTCTTCCGTCGCTTCCGTAGCGGCAAAGTCCCAATACCGGCACAGCTTCATCCCGGCGGGCAGTTTGTCCCTGCCGATGATCTTGAACCACTTCCCGTCGAACATCCCCCCGGCGTAGCTTATCTTCCAGTTCCCCGCCAGCAGCCGCTCGCGGGTGACGTGATCCTGCGCGTAGAGGTTGCGCTTGTAGTTAGGGTCGCGCTCAAGCAGCGCCGGATTGTCGTCGATGGACGCGGGTATATATGTGATGCTGATCGGCTTCCCACCGTGCGGGTCGCGCCAGTTTTCATCCACCCAGATGACCTTCTCGTCCTCGACGGTGAAGTAGCGCAGCACGCCTGACCGTTCGTATATCGGATATCCCTCTTCGTCCACCCACCAGCCTATCAGCTCGACAACCCAAGAGTCAGCGTCCGGGTTCGTCGTAGCCCGAATGTAGCAAGGCCGGTCGTACCCGTGCGGCGGACGCATCCGGGACAGCAGGAAGAAGAACTGTTTGCGCGTGAAAGTGATCAGCTCGTCAAAGGCGATAAATGAATACTGCGCCCCGTAGTGTTTGTCTTTGTCCGCCTCATACTGCATGTGGGAAAACTGTATCTTCGCCCCGCTCGGAAACTCGAACCGGCTCTGCTCTTTCCCGACCCCGCGCAGCAGCATCGGGTAAAGCTCCGAGGCCGTGTCCCACAATCCGCCGCCGGCCGCGATCTCCGGGTATGTCCGTCTAAAGATTATCCCTCTGTAATTCGGATGGTCTACGTTGCGGCCCGCTTCCATCAAAAGCGCGAAGCTCTTGCCCCCTCCGGCCTGCCCGCCGTAAATGGCGATGTCGGCGAGGGACTCGCAGAATTCCTCCTGCGGACCGGTTTGCGGTTGTATTTTTATGATCTTGCAGTCATTCATCAGGCGCCGCCCTTCGCGGAGCCTTACGCTCCGGCAGATATAACATAGCCTTAACCTGCTCTCCGCCCGTCGTTATGTCCACCTTGTCGTGGAACAGCCCGAGCCGCTTCCCCAGCAGTTCCGCGGCGCGGAGGCGGTCTTTCACGCCGCACGGCCTCTCGACAAGCTCGTGCGCCCCGTCGCCCGTGGGCATAGAAACCTGTTCCGTCAGCTCCCCGCGCATCGCCGCCGTAAGGTTCATCAGCACCTCGTTCGCCGTCGCGATGTGCTCTTCCTTCATCTCCT